ATAGTTTGCTAGCGTGTCAGTCTGCAAAGTGCCGTCCGTGTCGTAATACTTAACCGCAGTCACGCCCTGAACCGGTCCAAGAATAAGGCTGACACTTTGCGGGGGCGTTGAGTTGATCCACTGCGCCCACTTCTGCGTAATCATCGCCTGACCTAAAGCGCCCTGCACGTCAGTATATGCAACCGCCACGTCAATCAAGCGCGTCAGCATCGTGTCGTCATCGGTGCTTTCAACGCGCAATTGTTCCTTAACCTCAGTCAAAGAGATTGGCGTGACTAATGGCGCATCAACAATTTCAAGCGCGTGGTGACATGCGAGCGGCTTGGGCATGGTTAATCCTTAGCGACGGCCTTGCGGGTCTTTGTGGTCTTTACAGCGCGTTCAACCTTTGCGCGCTCGATAGGCTCGGCAATACCGGCTGCAATAAATCGCGCGGCCTCGGCCTCGTTGCAATCAATCTCATCGCCTGCGTTATGTGAAAACGCAATCCCGGCCATTGATGTCAGAAGCTTAACTTTTGGCATGGTGTTTCCCTCAAGTTTTGGAGGGGGCCAGCTACCCGGCCCCCGCCGTTGAATTAGGCTGTGATCATGTGCTTGATTGCAGCGGTGTTGATTAGTGCGCCGTCAAAGCGAATGTAACCAAGGATGCCATAATCAGGTGCAAAGCGTTCACGTGCAACGAACAGGCTAGGCATGTTCACTTTGCGCACATAGAACTTCGACATATCACCGAAGAGCATGACCTTGTTGCCGGTGGAAAGGCTGGCCATCGCCTGGTTGATTACAACATTATAGCCAAACAAGCTTTGTGGAATGCCTGCTTGGATATTGCCCATCTGCCAGAGTAAGTTCCCGTCGCCGTCCTTCAGCTTACGGACCGCTTTCAGCGTGCTGTCATTCATCATTAGCGCGGTGCTTGATGCGGCGCGATATGCCGGATCAACAGAATGCACCAAGTCGATGATTTCGTCAGCCGTGATCGCCGCGGTAGCCGCCGCCGTGACGCCCAAGGTGGAGTTGGTCACAATTCCCTCAACATCAGACGAACCGGAACCAGTTGTCAGCTTGCTGTTAGCAATCCGGCCAAGCCGCTCACCAATCAGTTCACCGAGCAGGCTTTCCATGTTCAGGATGCTGTCAGCGTTCAATTCAGCCGACCAGCGAATCCATTCGGAATCGAAAGCAAACGCTCCAAGCGTTTTCTGACCAAACACCGCATCCTTTCCGCCGTCATCGGTTGGCTGCGTGCCTTCCGTATGCGCCTCGGCAGTCTTTGTGGTGTCATCGATGGTCGGAATGTTGAACGTCGAACCGTTTGCAGAATTGATCACGGTGAACAGTTCGTTGCCATACATTGGGCCGGTTGCAATCATAGATTTCTCAATGAATGTCGCAAGCTCAGTCGGAACCGTATAGCCACCCGCTGAAGACGTGCCGCCAGTTTGGACGCGGTGTTCTTTTAGAACGTTGCGAACCTCTGGGCTGACGTAAGCGTCACCACCTTCAGAGATCATTTCTGCGAATGCAGCGCGATAGTCCATCTGCAAACCTTCGTCTACCGCAGGGGCAGAACGGTTTTCAAATGTTGGGCGACGATCAAGATCAATCTCTTCGCCAGCACGCAGCGCGGCCTCCACTTTCGCCAGGCGTTCTGCTTTTGCTTGCAGCTTGTCGTGGTCCGACATCATGGCGTCAAACTCACGCTCGATTTCCGCTGCGCGGTCTTCTGGCGTGTCGTCAGTCACGTTGTCAAGCTTGGCGCGGGCCTCAGTGGCAATCTTTGCCATCTGCTCCCGCAAAGTCTTAATATCAGCCATCTTAGGCCTCCATCTAAGGGATCTGGTCTGTCATCACGACGATCAGTCCAAGCGCTCGCCCACAGCGCAGGAAGGGCAAAACAGCGGGAGACCGCTGCTATTAGTTCAGCTTGCCTTTCATGCGAAGGCGTCTAGCTGCTTGTGACTTTGTGGCCGCTGCGCGGTGCGCTTCAAGCGACCGGAGCCCTATTTCTGTTCCATCATATGCAGGCGTTGTAACGATCGCCACGTCATGCAGTTCTAAGTCTTGGATCGTGCGCTTTGGAATGTCGCCGCTGTCGTCCCACTCTTGACGCTTTGGCACAAACGCAAATGACATTTTGTCCAGGTCGCCGCGCTTCATTTTGGGAACAATCGCGCGCACGTCCGG